AGCATCTTCTCGAAGGCGTCGTCCGAGACGAAGTCGTTTTCGAGGGGGCGGTCTTTGGCGCGCATCTTCTTGCTGGTGCCGTGGGCCTTGCTCTTGCCGCGCGCCAGGTCGAATCCCTGGTGGTGAGTCAGCCCCTTGCCAGCGCCAGGGGCGTGCTGCTTGTTGCCATAGCCCGCAAACGACGACAAACCTGCGGCGATGGCATTGTTGCTCCTCGGCTCGACCTTCACGTTGTAAGGCGGGTCAGTGTTCACGAGATGAACAGGAGCGCCGGCCAAGAGCGCGTCCAGGTCCGCCACGGAGCCGGAGTCCCCGCACATCAGCCGGTGGTTGCCGAGCTGGTAGATGTCGCCCCTGGCGCTCGTGGCCTTGTCCGGCGGCGACGGCACGTTGTCCGGGTCGGTCTGCCCTGGCTGAAGGTTCAGTTCATCGGCGCTGAATCCGAGCATCGTCATGTCCACGCCGGCCTCTTTGAGTTCCGCCAGTTCGATCGGCAGCAACTCCATGTTCCACTCGGCCAGCTCCGCGAGCTTGTTATCCGCGATGCGGTAAGCCTTGACCTGCGTGGGCGTCAGGTCCGTGGCGACGTGGACGGGGACCTTCTCGAGGCCAAGCTTCTGCGCGGCCTTCAGGCGCGTGTGGCCGGCGATCACGACGCCGGCGGCGTCCACGACGATGGGCTGTCGCCAGCCGAACTCCTTGATGCTGCGCGCCACGGCATCCACGGCCGCATCGTTGATGCGCGGGTTCCGCTCGTAGGGCTTGACCTCGGCCGTCTTTCGCATCTCGATCTTCATCAGCCTCTCCCTTAAAGTTTGAATGGCGTCGGCGTCCAACCATCAGGCTCGCGTCGCCCCGTCTCTGACTCTTCCTCCAACTTCCGCGCCGCCTCTCGATCCCGCGCCTGCTGCGCCTCCAATGCGGCGGCGTTCTTCAACTCCTCCCGTCTCGCGTCGATCACCGCCCGTGCCGGCAGTGTGTGGACCTGCATCATGTACGCGGCGGCGACCTGGTAGACCTCGCAGTCGAAGAAGTCGATCACCGCGCCTTCGGACACCGGGCGCCAGACCTCCTCGAGGTGGTTGCCGACGCGCTCGACCACCTTCACGCAGTTCGATAGTTCCTGGTTGTATTCGGAATCGTTGCGCGTATTCAGGTGCCAGACCTCTTCGGCCTCGTTCTTCCGACCGCGCGAAACGAGGTCGGCCAGCTCGTCGGCGTAGTGGTGGACGTCCAGCATCCAGAGCGTCAGGTCGGTGCGCCGGTGTTGCTTCGCGTTGCCCTGATCCGTCCGCTGGACGGCCTTCGCCGGCCAAATGTGGATGGCGCCCTGGGCCCCGTGCGCGCGCCTGGCTCCCTTGATCGCACGGACGTTCCAGCGCACACGTTCGTGGACCCACTTGTAGACCTCCGTCGTGCGGGAGATTTCCTCGCTCTCGAGCTGCGTGCCGCCGGTGTCGATCAGGAGCAGGTGCAGGCGAATCGGCGGGTATGCGCCGTCCTCGTACTGCCAGAGGCGGCCGAGTAGCATCCTGTCCAGGTCATTGAAGGTTTCCAGGCGGCCGTGCCAGATGCGGGCGGACTCCATCCCGCCGCCGTCGGCCGTGGGTCCCCAGGCGCGCACGACGGCCTTGAAGAACCGGTGCTGCGTGTCCACCGTCGCCGAGAGCGCCACGGCCCATTTCGGGATGGTGCCTTCCGGCAGCTTCGCGCGAGACGCCTTGAGCGTGAAGGCATCGGCGTGAAGTTTCGTCGTCTGCTCGTCAAACGGTTCGCCGAGCGTGTCCGTCTTGAAGGCGAACATTTTCTCGCGCGATCCTTGGGCGAGAACGAACTGCGCCGCGACCTCCGCCCAGGACAGCCACAGGCAGTAGAGGCCGGAGATGTGGACGCCAACGCTCGTGCCTGGGGCGAACGCCTCGACTGTCTCGATGGACTCGTGCGCGCGCCCGCCAGCGTCCAGGATGACGCTCTCGCCATAATCGGCCTGGTATCTGCCGGCGCAGCACATCGCCGGCTTGTCGGCCTCGAGGATCCTTCCCTTGCACCCGGCGCACTCGTACCACGCAGCGGCGTTGCGCCGGATGTGGTCGGCCTGGTCATGGCGGTCTGGCTTGTCGCCCTTGTCGAACTTGAGATTCGAGAACAGCAGGCGCTGCCGGAATCCGCAACGCGGGCACGGGACGTAGAAGTAAACCTTGATCGAGCAGTCGTCAAAGAGCTGCCAGATGCGGCCGTACCGGGTGCTCGGCGTGCTGGCGGCAATGAGGAGGCCGCGCTCGCCATAGGTCCGCAGGCGCGCCTGCACCAGTGAGACCGGCTCGCCCTGGCCGTGCGTCCACGGCGAGAACTTGTCGACCTCGTCACAGATTCCAATTCGCATCGGGTCGGATGCCATGCTCGAGGCAGAACCGGACCACATGAGGTGGAGGATAAATCCATTTTGCAGCTTGACCTGCTGCTTCGTCGCGTCAGCGCTCCGTGGCGTCATCAGCTTCTTCAGCGGCGGCGTTCCTCGGAAGAGCGGCAGGATGCGGTTGTCAACGATGGCCCGGCCCTTCTTCTCGTCCGGCATGGCGATGCCGGCAGGATCCGGGACCAAATGAGCGGCCCACCCGACGACATTCCGCAACGCCTCTGACGCGCCGATCTGCGCGGCCTTGATGACGACCAGTTGCGCCAGTCCTGGAATCGCGCACAGGTCCATGATCGTGGTCGAGTAGGGTGACAGGGCGTTCTTGTACCGGTCGGAGAGGTTACTCTGGCCGCGCGGCAACCGGCGGTACTTCTCAGCCCACTGCGACGGCGTAAGGTTCTCGGTCGGCTGAAGCGCCGCCCGCTGGTCCGCCGGCGTTATGATCTGATTGCCTTTCGGGTTCACGGCTTCTTCTCCCCGGTCGGAAGCTCGCCGTCGCCATCCCACCCTTCCGCGTAGGCCCGCAGGACATCGTTGACTCGGTCATCCACCGCCTTCTGCACCACTGGCGCCGGCTGCCCGACGACCTCGCGCACCAGCACCCGCGCCAACGTCACCAGTCCGCTCTTGAACGAATGCAGCCGCCGCATCCACTCTTCGCGCACCTCTTCCCGATCCACCAGCTGTTTCGCGTCCGCCAACCGGTTCTGACGGAGCGTCAGTTTGCGCTCGCGCAGGACCGCCAACTTCTCCTTCTCCACCTCGTCGGTCTCCGCGCTCGGCCTGTAAGGGATTTCCGCGCGCTCGTTCACGAACCACGCCAGAACCTTCAGAACGTTGTAGGTCTTATCCGGGTTGCGCGGGCAGCCCTTCTGCACCCACGCGCCGATGGCTGCGGGCGTCAGGTGCTTGACGCCTGCTTTCAGCAGCGTCGAACACAGGTCCACGCCGGACATCGCCAGCGGGTTCAGCGTCTCGGATGCGCCGGCCTTCGCCATGTCATGTCGTCCATGTTGAAATCAAATACAATAGCCCAATTTCCAAAATCCAAATTCTCGTGAAAAGATGGGTCTGCAACATCGCGGCCCTCCCATTCGCCCGGAAGTACCTATATGGACTTGGATGCCCGCCACCGGCGCTGATAGGCCAACATCTTCTCCCTGTCAGCCGGCACCATGCGCGGTGTCTGCACCGGGTTCGCTTTGATACTGGCGTTCGTCCGCGCGAACTCCCCGTGTTCCTGGAGCGCTGCGGAATCATAGGCCGCTGCGGCCTCTTCGCGCGTGGCGAAGTAACCGAGCCAATGCTTTACCCCGTTCGACTTCGTATAGGCACGCCACGGCTTTGAGTAATGCTTTCCGCCTCCCTTCTCAAAGGTCACGCCTTTGAAACCGGAGAGTCCGCAGATGCGGTGCTTATTGCGCTTGTTCTGACTGCGCGTGCACACCCGGATGTTGTGTCGCCTGTTGTCAAGACCGTTGCCGTTGACGTGGTCGACGTCGTTCGTTCGATTGTCGCCGCGAGGGAGTTCAAGAATAAAACGGTGCATTGATATCTGCTTGCCCCCTATCTCGCAGTAGGCGTAGCACGTTGAGTAGCCGGGGACCACATGCCATGAATGATTCAAAACCCGTTCCACGTCCGTGAAGTCCACGAGTGCGTAGGCTGCGTCACCCACGGCGTGGCGACCGTGCAACGGCACGGCGGCGCACTTGGGAACTTCGCACACGCACGGCATGCCGGGGTGCGCGCAGGCTGAACCTGAAACAGCCCTCGCGCACGCACATTCCGGTCCGGTGCGCGACGCCTTCAGGCTCGCGCACCCTACGGGGGTGTGGGGGGTGTGCGCGCAAACGTGTTTCTTTGTTTCAAATGCTCCATAACGCGCTGCGCTACAGCATGTTGCGCTTGAAACAAAACCTGAAACAGCCTGTTTCAGTTTCAGGCCCGTTTCCGGGGTTTGTTTCAGGCCCAGTTTCAGGATTTGTTTCAAGTCAGTTTCACCTCCCCTTGAACGTTGACAGGGTCCTCCTACAGGCATAAAGGGGGACAAGATCGCCTGTGCGGGACACGACACGAAGCGATTTGACTCCTAACGGACGTTAGGGGATAATGTGTGCTTCTTTCAGCTTGGAGAGCAGCATGGCAGAGGCGCAGCGCCTGACCGACCGTCAGCGCGAGATCTTCGACTGGATCAAGGCGTTCATCGCTCGCAACGGCCTGCCGCCGACCGTGCGCGAGATCGGCGGTGCGTTCGGCATTAAGAGCTCCAGCGCTTTCGAATTGCTTCAGGCACTGGAGAGGAAAGGCGTTCTGCGGCGCGGGAATCTGGGCGCACGGTCTCTCGTCGTTCGCGGAGGCCGCGGGCTGCGCAGGCGGGACTCGGTCGAGGTGCGGATATTGGGCCGCATCGTCGCCGGCGCGCCGAATCTGGCCGTTGAAGACCCGTCTGAGACGCTCGTTGTCGACGAGCGGCTTGGACGAGGCCGAGACTTATATGCCTTGCGCGTGGACGGTGACAGCATGAAGGACGCCGACATTCTCGACGGCGATGTTGTCATCATTCGTCGGCAGGACACGGCGGACGATGGCGATATCGTCGTGGCACTGATTGATGACGAGTCCACGCTCAAGCGCCTTCGTATTGAGCAGGGTCGTGTCCGGCTCGACCCTGCCAACGACAGGATGAAGCCGATCTATGTAGACGGACAAGAATTCCGTGTTCAGGGCAAAGTAGTAGCAGTCCACCGGGCGCTATGAGAGGGGAAAGGAAGCCAATGGACGAGATCACATTGCTGGAGCCGCCTGCGTACACCGAAGACGAAAGGCAAGCGCTGGTGGATTTTGTTCTCGCACTCAGAAAGTCGTATGTCCAGGAATTCCTGCGTCGGGTTGATCTGCCGATAGCCGGCGCGAAACCGGATCTGCGTGAGCGGGTTCAGGAAGCGCTTGACGAGGAGCGACTCACGCATGCTCAGTTGGTGGAATTCCTGGATTCCGTCGCGCCTTGGGGAAAGCAGCACGTCTTCCTTTTCACCGGCCCCCGGACCGACGTGCGGATATGGAGGGATGTCGATCACGTTCGCCGGCAGTTGGAGCGTCACGGCGTCGGAAACCTACTGAACGCGCGACTTCCGCTGATCCTGCCGGAGAAATTGACACTGTCCTCCATCGTCCAATTGGACGGGACGCTGCGCGTCACCGCCGTTCAGAAACGCGAGTACGCCGAGCGCGCGCCGCAGCACGATGAAGAGAAGGAGACCGAGGAGGGCGCGACGGTTATTCTGAAGGCCTATATGAACCACCTTTCGCGGACGCTCGTGGCTTTTGAGTGGAACCTGCACGCCAACACGGCCATGCTCCAGATCACACAGCTTCCGAGCGACACGCTGTACCAGCAAGTGGCGAAGGAGTATTACGAGCTGGTGAGCGGCTGGCTGGACATCGAGAAGATGTTCGGGTTGGTGGACATCTGCGGCGCGATCCGGAAGCTCCACGAGCTCGAGGAAGCCGGCAAGTCGGAAGCCCGGGCCCACGGCATCCAGTATCGGACCGCGCATGGGAGGCGCCTGGCCGCGCAAAGTGCGAGTCCGCGCGAATCGGCGCTGGGCGAGGGCGTCATCAACAGCGCCATGAGAAGCATCGCCAAGAAAGGCACGGGGCATCTCGGCAACTTCTACTGGCTCCCTAAGGTTCAGCCGGGCCCTATTCCGAACCCCCTGAAGGGCGAGGCTCATGTGTATGTCGTCGGGGACAAGTCGCGCGTCAATTTCCCGACCCCCAACAGCGAGGACGTGGTGCGATATGTACTTCAAAGAGTGCGCGAACTTAGCTGAACGGCATCCTGGTCTTGCGAGCGTCATTCAGCAGGTCGACGCGCAATTTCAGGAAATGGAGACGGACGGGGTCATGAGAGTCGGCGACTTCGCCGACATCCTGCGAGCGGATCGGAACCAGGTAGCCTCCGTGTTCGAGTTGCTTGCGGAAAGCGGCTTGCTCCTCGCCGAAGAGATGGTCGAGTGCCCGCACTGCACGACGCCGGTGCTGCGTTCCGACTACCAGGCGGTCCTGGACGAAGATGGCGAGTACTTCTGCACGGATTGCCAACGGCGGTTGCGCCTTGTGCCGGGAGTGCTGATCACGACGTATCGGCGCGGCGAGATATGGAAGGAGACGCCTCGTTCGAAGGAGATCTCTCGCATCCCTGGGATGTCCGAAACCCGACCTGAGCAATCTGGCCCGCGTCCCCCGTTGCCACCTCGAAAACGAGCGTTGAGGGCGACTGCAATTGACCTCCTTACGAGAGAACTGAAATCGCATATCCGATCCGCAAAAGACCATGCGTTTGAGTGTCAGAAAAGAACCGGAACACCAGAGCTGCTTCCGCGCCCCAAGCGCAAGGATTTGGCTCGGCGGTGTAAGTTGTCGGAGACAAGGGTAAGCAATGCGTTTAGAGACAAAGCAGCCGCTATGCTAAATATCCTTTGGGATGTCGCTGGCGATTTGGACAAGACGATGAAGTTCAAAGGATGATTTCAGTTTCGTTTCGGATTGTTTCGCGCAACTGAAACGAGGACTAGCTGGGCCGTAACAGGTTGCATGGCAACCCGTTACGGCCTTTTTTGTTTTTCTGGGGGCCGCTTCGTGCAATTTCCGCCATAGGCCGGAAGGTGACGCGCTGGGCGTCACCCACAGCAGTCCGACCTCTTGGGGAAATCCTATGGAACGACAGTGGCGTTGCCGGAAGTGCAAGACGCTTCTTGGTGTCTGGCGCGAGTGCAAGCTGCACCTCCAGTACAAGAAGGTGCAGTACCTCGTGACCGGCAAGGTGCTGGCGGTGTGCCGCACATGCTCGACGGTCAGCGAGGCGGATTCCGAAAAGCCCATTGAGTCTGTGGCTCAGGGCTAATTCACCCCATTTTTCCGAGGCCCTTGAGGCCCGTTTATTAGGCCACATCTGAGGCGCATGACGCCCGGCCAGAAAGGCTGGGCGTCATGTCTTCCAGTAAGAGGCGGCGCGATTACGAGACGTTGCGTCGTGAGTTGCGGAACGCGGAGTACGGGGCATTGTTGGACGCGCTTCGAGGGACGGAGCCGTTTTTCGCTCAGTTCAGTTCGTGGGACGACGTGGTCGGCTTCATGCGGCGAGGCACCTCCCGCGACCCGAACAAAGACATCGTGCTACGGACTATCCTTCGCGCCCACGCGAAAGTGAACGACCCACGCTTGCAAACGGCACTCCTTGCCATCTTCTGGCCGGGGTTGGAATCCATTCACTTCCAGAAACGGCGATGGGACGGCAGCCTGGACGCCCGATGGAACAATATCACGTGGACGTTCCTCCAGGTGGTCTGCCGGCTGAACCTCCGAAACCGGAGTGATCGCCTCGTCCAGAAGATCATCAACGACACCGTGCACGATCTCTACCAGGGCTATTGCCGCGAGTGGCGCCAGTCCGGGCGCGAGATTCCCACCGATCCGTACCGGGTCGAACAGTTGCTGCCTCCATACGAGGATGAAGCCTTCCTGCTCATCGAGATGCGTGACGAGCATGAAGCGCATCTCCGGCGATTGCGGGAACACGTGGCGGAAGGCCGGATCACGAAAGGCGATGCTCGCCTGATCGCGCGCACGCGCCTGTTCCGCCGGAGTTTGACCGAGTGCGCGCGCCAGGCCGGGATGAGTTATCAGGCGGCGAAGAAACGCCGGCAGCGCGCCGAAGCGGCTATCCGGAAATACAACGCCGGGAAACCGCGTGTCCCCTGATCGTGTTCTTTGTCCCCCTTTGCTCTTTGGACGCATGGATCATCGTGTTCAGCAGAAAGGAATAGTCATGGCCCAAGCAATCGCAGCGCCGTCGGACGAATTCGGGTTTCTCATCCGCGAGACTCAGGCGGAATACCGCGAGAAGTCCAAGACCCACCTGAGCAGCCACGCGCTGGCCGATTTCCGCAGATGCGCGCTCCTTTACAGAAGGCGCCAGGACGGACTGATCCCCGATCAGGACCGTCCAGCCTTCGCGCTCGGCCGCCAGGCGCACGTGCTGATCCTCGAGCACGCCGAGCAGTTCAACCGGCTCTACGTCATCAGCGACGGCCCAATCAACCCTCACACTCAGCGCGCCTACGGCAAGGACACCGCCGCATATCGGGAATGGAAGGAGGCTCTCCACGACAAGGAGCCGATCTCCTGGGCCGATTACGAGCTGGTTTCCCACCTGGCCGATGGCGTCTACGCCAACCCGGAGGCGGTGTCGCTGCTGGCGCGCGGCCAGGCCGAAGGCGTCGTCCGCGCCGAGTACTGCGGCGTTCCGTGCCAAACGCGGATGGACTGGTTCAACCCCGAACGCGGGATCGTGGACCTGAAGAGCTGTGACGACCTCACATGGTTCGAGGCCGACGCCCGTCGCTTCGGTTATGCCCACCAGATGGCGTTCTATCAGGCCGTCCTCGAGCGCGCGACCGGCGAAACCGCTCCCGTCCACATGGTCGCGGTCGAGAAGAAGGAGCCGTTCCGCTGCGGAGTCTGGCTGCTGTCGAACGACACTCTGACCTTTGCCCGCCGCGAGAACGAAGCGGCCATCGAGAGGTTGAAGCAGTGCGAGCTGACCGGCGTTTGGCCCACCGGATACGAAGAGCGCCGGGTGTTCGATTTCCTGTGACCCGCGCACGGGCAGGCGCGCGCCTGTCCCCTGCGCCTTTTGCGAAGGAGGTGAAGACGATGGGTCTGATGGAAAGAATTCAGAGCGGCAAGCAGCCGATGCCGCCGCGTCTGATGCTGTACGGAACGGAAGGCATCGGCAAGAGCACGCTGGCGGCGAACGCGCCGAAGCCGATCTTTGTCCAGACCGAGGACGGCCTGGCCGAGATCGCCTGCGACAAGTTCCCGCTGGCGCAGACGGTGGAAGACGTCCTGGCGAACCTCGCCGCCCTGTCCACCGAGCCGCACGACTTCCAGACGGTTGTGGTGGATAGCCTCGACTGGATGGAGCGGCTGATTTTCGACGCCGTCTGCCGCGAGTATCGGGTCGCCAGCATCGAGAAGGCCGACGGCGGCTATCAGCGGGGCTACGTCCACGCGCTCACGCACTGGCGCAAGGTCGTGGACGCCCTCGGCGCTCTGCGCGCCAACAAGGGGATGGCGGTCATCCTGATCGCGCACGCAAAGGTCGAGAAGTTCGAGGATCCCGAATCGACCGCCTATGACCGCTATTCCCCGAGGTTGAACAAGCATGCCTGCGCGCTCCTGACGGAATGGTCCGATGCCGTGCTCTTCGCCACGCGGAAATTCCGCACCGAGGTCGAGGACAAGGGATTCGGCCGCGAACGCGCCATCGCCGTGGGCGTCGGGGCCGACGGAGGCGAGCGCATCCTCCGGTGTGTCGGCAGCCCGGCGTGCGTGGCGAAGAACCGTTACGGGCTGCCAGGCGAGTTGCCGTTGTCGTGGCCGGCTTTGATGGCCGGACTGTCCGGTGAAACCCCCTCTCAGAAAGAAGGAGACGTGGCCAATGGCTAATCTGAATGGATTCAACGCGAACAATGTCGAGCCGAACACGGACTTCGACCCCATACCTGCTGGCAAGTACGTCGCCGTCGTCACCGGCTCGGAGATGAAGCCCACCAAGTCCGGCAATGGCAGTTTCCTCGAGCTGACGTTCCAGGTGGTCGAGGGGGAGTTCAAGGGCCGGCTGCTCTGGGCGCGCCTGAACCTCGACAACCCCAACACGCTGGCGGTGAAGATCGCCCGGGGCGAACTGTCGGCCCTGTGTCGCGCCGTCGGCATCATGGAGCCGAAGGACTCCTGCGAGATGCACAACCTCCCGCTCATGATCACGGTCAAGCAGAAGACCGATTCCGACGGCGAGGTGCGCAACGAGATTAAGGGGTACGCCAAGCGCGAGACCGCCAACGGTAAGCCCGCGCAGGCCTCCAACCCCACACCGCCGTGGAGGCGCGGATGATCACCGTCGAGCTGCCCTATCCCCCGTCGGTGAATCACTACTACAGGCGGGTCGGGCCGCGCACGTTGATCAGTCGGGAGGGGCGGACGTACCGGGACCGTGTGGCCGTCATGCTCATGGGCCTGGGCGTCCGCCCTTTGCGGGGGCCGCTTCGCATGCGCATCGAGGTCCATCCGCCGGACAACCGACGGCGCGATCT